CTCGCAGAACCTACCCTGCTGATCCAGCCCATTTAGTATTGCCCCGTAATAACTACCCTCAACTGCGGCATTGAAGCTGCACTCAAACTCTTGGTTGTACTTGTCGTCGCCCATCTCTTTACGGGCGGCATCTAACTCTTCTTGCGGGACAATCCCCGTCTGGCTGGCCTTAAACTCTAGTAAAGCCCATTCCTTCTCTGCTCGGTCTCGCAGGTCTTTGAAGTGGTTTGCACCCTTTGGAGTGCCGATAAAGAGCGCCCACCCCAGTCTGTCAGATAGCGCAGGTCGCACCACCTCATTCCAGATTTTCGGGTTCATGTCCCCAACTTCGTCCAGCACCACCCCATCGAGATATATCCCTCGGAGTGAGTCTGGGTTGTCTGCACCGTACAGGCTTATACGCCTGCCGTAAAAGTCCACCCGTAGCTCGCTGATATTCGCAGTCGCAGACAATGGCTGCGTGTACTTCAGCAGATAATCCCAGGCTACTCGTTTGGCTTGGGTGTAAGTTGGTGCGATGTAGGCAAAACGAGGAGCTTCCCGTTCGCATTGCAGCGCAGCTTTAATGATGTGGTTGATTGCCGCAACAGTTTTGCCGAATCTTCTGTGAGCCACCGCAACTGTGAATCGGTTTGCATCAACTGCCGAATGGAGACTAAGTTGATGTTCACGAGGCTTGTAGGGAATTATTACTTCTGCCATCCGATTGCCAGAGGTTCCCCACCTGGGCCTGTATGCTCATTCACCTGCGTCTCTTTCCAGCCTGCTCGAGTCTTGAGCCAGAAGATCATAGCAGTGGTATTACCTGCCTTGGCCTGCTCATAGAGAGACTTAGCCACTTGAGCGTTAGCGTCAATACGACCGTCATCTAACTCTTGGCGGTAATACTTCACCAGCGTGTCTGCGCTAATGCCAATCTTTGCCGCTATGTCCTCGTGCCGTACACCAACCGCTGCCAGAGTCTTAACTTGCAGTCTCGTCTGGTCAGTTGGTTGGTGGGGAGGACGCCCCACTCCTTCTGCCATTTTTTAACTCCGATTTATATATGTGGAGCGTGAAGATCGGTGTCGCACCGTCGCTGTTCGGTTGGAACCGCCATCGCCTGCTTCTCACGCTTTGGATAAGGTTTTGATAGCAACAAAATTTTATCACGCATATCTTTTTGTAATGGCATCAGATACTTGTGTTTTCCTTTTGTATAAAAAAGCTGCATTGATGGATAGATTTTTTTGATATGATCCCTAGCATGAGTGCCATGACGGTCAAACATACTTTTGGGATGAACTTTTTGACCATCAATCAGATATGCGCCAACATTACCCTGATTAAACAATCCTTCATAAATCCAGTTTGTTGCCTGATAGATGCCCCCGTAATGATTTTGGTCTGCATCAGCATAAGAAACCACCAATTTAATCCCTGGACTTTGTTTTTTTAGAAAATTCAATGCAATAGAAAGAATTTTTGAAACAGGGGTTTGATGTTTTTTTAGCGCAATGCGTGTTAATTCGACACATTCTTGCATGGTGCAACCGTATGGACTTCCTAACTTTGCATTCGCACCATAAGAAAAAATAACCACCCCAATAAACTTGCCATCTTCCCAAGCACCAATTTTTACTAATTTTGACTTTGGAATGCACTTGCTATAGTGCCAGTTCTCACAAGCATACTTTGCTGCTTCGTGGGTTGCCCAATCTATCTTTAGTGTAGGTTTACTTGTGGAACTCATGACTACATGCAGGGCAGATGATAGGGTCTTTTTGATCTAACTTACCCTGGTCATCTTCTGTCCCAGGTTCAAAGTCTGCACCAAATCCCATAGCAATAGTTAATTCTGGAACCGTAAAACCTAACAAACTCAAATCTATGTTCCCATCTAGTTCATGCAACTCGAGTTTCAATAACTCATCGTCCCAGCCAGCATTCAGCGCTAGGCGGTTGTCTGCGATGATGTAAGCCTTTCTCTGCGTCTCTGTAAGGTGTCCCAGTCTTATACAGGGAACCTCGAGCATGCCGAGTTTACGAGCAGCCATGACCCGTCCGTGGCCAGCAATGATGACATCATCACTTCCAATCAGGACTGGGTTGTTGAATCCGAACTCTTTAATGCTTGCCGCAATCTGAGCCACTTGCTCGTCTGAGTGCGTCCTCGAGTTCTTCACATACGGGATCAGTTTTTCTATCTCAATAACTTCTACGGTTTGTGCGCCTTTCATGAGTCCTCTGTGGGTTGCTCGATGATTAAGTATACCACTTACCTATCGTCTAACCTGCATACATCTACTAGGTCATATTTATTCTTGCTAGACCACACCTCAAAGTCAGGTTTGATCTCCCGTAATTCGTAAAACTCCGTGGTTCCGAACTTCTTCATGTGGTGGTCTTCCGAGTACTGCCAGATATACGCACCCTCTAAACAGTAATTCAGAAGCCTCTCCACCACAAATGGAGTCATGCTGAAGTTTCCCCTGGAGTACCCTGCGTCTTCGTTGAGGCCAGGGTGCTTTAGGTGAGGCTCCATAAACTCAAAGTATCTGTCCCACCAGTCTTTCTTCCCCAATATGTAGGAACAGAAAGCCATGTCTACCTGAAAGGCATCGGTGTCCACCATGTCACGAGCTACCTTTAGCAGCTTCGGGTGGGACTGCCAGCAGTTGTAACTCACCGCAGATATTGCGGGGAATGGGTTGATAATCACCGCATCGTAATTCTTGAGAAGCTGCCTTGCTTGCTCTTCCCATTCATCTAGCTGGGTCTTGCGTGTGAACTTCCAGCTTACTAACCCAAAGTCTCCTTCGGGTCTTAGATGCTTGAATAGATCATATTCCAGTCTCGGACACTCTATCTTCCTAGTGTCTAAATGGACTGTGTTCGGCAGTAAATGTGCCTTCTGATCGTCTCGGTAGTAGCTCTGAAAGATCACCACTTGGTTTTATTAGCCCACCATGCCGCACTCATCTTGCCCTTGGCGATATTAGCCGCATGACGGGCCTTAAATGACTTCCTACGGGCTTTATCTGCGTCTGACTCATCCTTCTTAGCTGGAGAGCCAGAAACGCCCTGTTGCCCGAATCTGATGGTTTTAACCTTGTCGCCCTCTTTGGCTACGACGACGTGGCTTTTAGTAGGGTGGTTCGGTGTTCTCTTGGGCTGATTGAAGCCCTCGACCCCGATGCGCTCAAGAATCTTCGCAGCGTCCCTAACCTTCATCGGAATCTCGCAGTCTTCTTCTGAATCTTTTCTGGTTGAGTCACAAACTGCTTGCCTGCTTTATTCCCCGCAGATTTTGCACGGTTTGTTGCCGCTTTCTCCGCAGGACTTAGAGCCTTCCATGCAGCGTCAGGCAGGTATCTCTTCTTACCCTCAGAAGGCTTCCCGTCTGAAGTGCGCCACTTCTGCTCTGTCCACTTCTTCAGAGATAGCTGCTCTTTTTTCATTTGTAGCCACCACCTTTAGCCTTGTATTCCTTAGCAAGCATCTGTGCTTTACGGGCTGACCACTCACCTGGATCGCCACCCTTGGAACTAGCCTTGATCTTCTTGAAGAGTTCCTTACGCATGGTGGGTTTGGTGTAGTTGCCGGCAGCGTTAACCTTGGACTTCACTTCTTGTACTCCGGCTTGCCCTTCATGGATTTGGTCTCTTTGACATATTCCTTGGCGATCTTTTGCGGGACTCCGAGCTTCTTACTCAACTTAGGATTGTTGGCAACCGCTTGCATTAGACGGTTTTGCGCTTTCGAGACAGCAGGCATTTATACCTCCTTGAATCTTATCTGTTGGCAGATGACTGCGTACTTGCTGACGTTTTCAGCCTCCTCAAGTTTGATCTTGAGGTCTGTTACGATAGCCGTACAAGTCTTGAGGTTGGTAATGGGGTCAGCAAAAAACTGGCATTCCCCGTTCATAAAACAGATAAACGCCAGTGGCATCCACATTAGTCTTCCTCCTCCATCGGCTCCCAAGCATCACAGACGTTCTTCTTGGAGCACTTGAAGTCGAATATCTCGCAGTAAACCTCCGAATCCTTCAGGCCACACTTCTTCATGTCCATGCCGTACTCGCAGTTGCCGCAGCGCTCTTCACCCTCTGCTGGGCCGTAAGAGGCTTTCAGGATAGCAACCTGCTTGTTTCCCTTGTTGACTATCTCGTCCTGGGTTGCAAGAGGACACTCTCCATCTTCGAGCAATCCTTCTTTCTCGACCATCTCGGGTTCTGATCCCAAGAGGCCAATCATAATCGTTAAGCCTTTCATGTGCGCTCCAAAAAAAAGCCCAGACTGGCTGGGCGAAAGTCCTACTGGAGGAGAAGATGGGCGCAATAGCCCACCCCGAATATAGCATTACTGTTGAATTGGCGCAAGGGTGAACACATAAATCATGCGTGGCCCGAGCTTATTCGTAGACTCAACCTTAACCTTTGTGACATTCCCAGCCTTTACATACCTTGCGAGGCAGGCAGAGATGTAGCTGCGCTTGAAGTTCGTGATTGCCTCGATCTCAGCACTCGTGATGGGTTTGTCGGACAGTACATCCAGAATAGTTTGGCAACTCATTTAAGGCTCCAGGCGTGAACCTGTTGGGCGTGTTTAACAATTTCTCGGGTCACAACCTGAATCATGGCCAGTCGGTTTTCGTCTGGTCTCGATGCGTCTGCCGTGTACTCCCTCAGTTCTTTAGCTAGTTGTTGTATTTTTACAACATGCAGTGCTGGATCATTCATGCGTTCTTTTCCTTGAGTTTGGCCTCGATTGCTCGGGCAAAGTCCATATATTGTAGGGAGTCGTGCTTCTTGTATACCTCCCAGATGTCGTCAGCAGTCAGATTGACCCACTCTCTTGCAAAGTTAATCAGGCCATCGTCCTTAAAGTTCCAGCGTCCGAAGTCGTCTTGCCAGCCATACTGATCTGCTCTATCGAAAATTTCGTCGTCAGTCATAACCATACTCCTGTTGACATCTCCCAGACTACCCAAACTAGGAGACAGATAAGAAGAATATCTACCAAAGATAGGTCGGCAGATGAGCGCTCAAACTGCCGTCCTCGTTCTTGATAAATACTACTGTTGGGTTTTCGCATCTGTTCTTCTCCAACATTGATTGTTTGTATTCAGGGGTGCAGTCGTGACATGGCCCGAGGGCGACTGGAGCTAATCTAGCCGCCTCCAGCCAGTCATCGTACTGCTGCTTGGTGAAACATAGGGGGAACTCCCCAGCAAATTTAGGCTTCTGCAAGGCTCTGCTTCCTCTGATCTTTAGCTGCCGTGATCTTTGAGAGCGCCTCTTGGTCACCGTTGAACTGGCGCACCGCTGCCTGGAATACGACTTGTAGTGCAGGGATGCTAGGAGCCGCCAGGATCGCCTCTATCGCCTTTGCTGGGTCTTGCTTCTTAGGCTTACTAGCAGCGTTACCGTCATCGTCTTCAGGGGCTATCCCGCAGGCCGCCATGAGGGAGTAGCGACGAGCGTAGGTCATTGCTGATCCAAAACCCTGAGGGTCATGTTTAGCCGCTGGGACTGACAGGATGCCAGAGCTAATAGACTCGCCCGACTCGTGGATAAATACCGTCTCGATGCTGACCCCGATCTCATTGGGATGCGACTTCTGGATAACTGCGATCCCGTTACTGTTAAGTGCGTCTATAACCGCTTCAATGACCGCTGAGAGGTCTGCATAGCGAGACTTGAAGTGTGGGTTAGTCGAGGTCTTCAGGGCTGGCCCGAAGGCTTTCTGTGCTTTTACAAAGGCTGCGTAGATGCTCATATCTTCTCCTAAAGAAACATAAACCAAATAAAAGAAACAACCCATATGGGAAATACGATTGCGAAGGCGATTCGCTCTGCTCGGGTCTCACGCATTCCATTCCTCCCGAAAGTGGTAAAGCTCGTCATTGAGGGAGTCAAGGAACCTGTCGAACAGCTTGAGTTGGTACTCGCTCAGTGAGCTAGGTTTGTTGAGGAGTTCTGCCTTGAACTCGATCTGCTTGGCGATCATCCGCAGGTCTGTCTGGACTTGCTCGCAACGCTCCTCCCACTCCTTCTGCTCTTGCTCTGCCTGCTGAACCATGTGACTGTAGTCGTCAATCCAACTGTCTACGATTTCTCTCATCTTCTTCTCCTATGCGGCTTGATTGCCGCCATGACTAGAACTATACAGACTCCAGCATAGAAGTAAACAACTTTTTTTCTTAGGACTAACCCTATGTTGTATATTTGAGACATGAGTCCAACACAACGCAGTCTTGCTTACATAAGAGATCAGGGTATGAAGCCTTGGATCGTCGAGTACTGGAACCCGTTTGCTAGGAAGCGTGTAGACCTCTACGGGTGCATAGACATCTTGTGCATAGGCAACGGTGAGACCTGGGCAGTGCAGACCACCAGCACAGGCGTAGCCAGTAGGGTAAAGAAGATTCAGGAGTCGGAGTACTTCCCACTTATGCTGGAGTCAGGCTGGAGGGTCTTTGTCCACGGCTGGAGCAAGAACACCAAGGGAGAGATGAAGCATCGAGTGGTGGAGTTGACCAACGAGGATAAGAAGAATACAGTTGAGTAGTTGCGGCTAGGGTAGCTCCCGAAAGACGGTTCACCCCTTTCCCGTTTGCCGCAGCACCTTCCGAAAGGGGAAGCTGGAAAGGGGTTTGTATGCACTTTTATAAGTTCCATATTGGCGACTACAAGTCTGCCACTGCTCACCTATCGAATGAGGAAGACCTAGCGTATAGGCGGCTCCTCGATATGTACTACGACACTGAGAAACCAATCCCACTAGAAACCGACTGGGTTGCTAGACGGTTACGAGTGGGTAGCGAAGTGGTTGCGACCGTCCTTGCAGACATGTTCCAAGAGACTGAAAAGGGGTGGATAAACCCTAGATGCGAGGATGAAATTAAGGAATATCACCGGATGGCAGACAGGGCCAGAGCTAATGGCAAAGCGGGTGGAAGGCCAAAAAAACCCAGTGGGAACCCAGTAGGAACCCAGTCGAAACCGGATGGAAAACTAACCACTAACCACGAACCACTAACCAATAACCAATTAACTACACAGCGCACAAGTGCGCCTGTATGTCCACAAGGCGTATCTGAGCAAGTGTGGAAAGACTTTCTTGCAGTCAGGAAGGCAAAGCGAAGTCCCATCACAGAGACAGCGTTGCTTGCGATTGACAAGGAAGCAGGGAAAGCAGGTTGGTCTTTAGAGAAGGCATTGAGTGAGTGCGTAGCGAGAGGTTGGCAGTCGTTCAAGGCCGAGTGGGTAGACAAGTCATCGAATACAAAACTATCTTTTGCAGAACGTGATGAGCTGCTCAAGAGGAAGAAGTACGAAGAGATGACAGGCAGACCTTGGCCTGAAGACAATGCACAGCCAGTGCAAGCTACCTGGGAGCTACTGCGATGAATCTAAAAGTTATTGACGCACTGTTTGACAAGATGTTCTTGGTCTACGGCTCGGAGTGGCTCAAGAAGTGGGACGGCAGACCGCTTACGGAGACAAAGGGAGCCTGGGCTGCGGAGTTGACTGGCTTCACGGTAGAGCAGATTAAGTACGCCCTGGATATGCTGCCAGAGAGACCCCCTAACCTGATCCAGTTCAAAAGCCTGTGCAGGAACGCTCCCAAAGAGTTCGAGCATCTTCAGCTTGGCTACCGCCCTCAAGTCAACGAGGCCAAGAGAGCAAAACTCATGGAGGCGCTCGGTGAAATACATTCTTAACTCTGACCGAAACATGGTCTTGGAGGCTATCAGAAGCGCTCCTGACGGGCATAGCGTAGAGATCAAGCCACCCACTAGGTCAGATGACCAGAACCGCCTCTACTGGGCTGAATTAGGCAAGCTGGCAGACAAACACGGACACACACCCTCACTCTGGCATGAGTACTTCAAGAAGCAGTTTCTGGGAGAACATACAGTCCTGATTAGAGATGAAGTGATCTGGGTCTCCCCCTCCACCACCAAGCTCACCAAAGCAGAGTTCTCCGACTATGTTGAGCAGGTCTTTGCGTGGGTGGCTGAAAATGCTCAATAAGCTAAACGCCAGAGAGAAGAAGCATCTCTTGAAAATAAAAGAGATGGACTGCGTGGTGTGTGGGGCTACAGGCCCAAGCGAAGCCCACCATGTCAGGCAGCATTCTCAGTACCTCTGTATCCCACTCTGTCCTGACTGCCACCGAGGGTCTGTAAACGGATGGCATGGGCAGAAGCGAATCTGGGATGTTAAGAAGATGGACGAGTTAGATGCGCTCAACGACACGCTCCAAACCCTTCTCTCCTGAGCTCCACGACGAGAACGACGGGCCTGCTAAAGACGCAGTGATGGCCTACATTAAACGAGCCTGGCAGCTAGACCCCAGAGAGGGTGGGAAGTACGACGTAGACATAGACGTGTATGAACGTGGTGCGTTAATAGCTCATGTTGAAGTAGAAAAAAGGTCACACTGGGTGGGACACTTTCCGTTTTCGACAGTCAACATCCCCATCCGCAAACGCAAGTTCTTCCTGCTTGATCTCCCGACCTTGCTCTTTTCTGTGAAGGCAGACTTGACACAAGCCTTGTATACGAGAGGTGATATAATTCTTGACAGTCAAGTTATCAACAACCCTAACAAGTATCTGAAAGACGAACAGTTCTTCTCTGTTCCCATTCGGTACTGGAAACTGGTGAATCTGTGACTGCTCTCGTAATCGCCACCCAGAACGCTAAGTGCCTTCCTGTGCTGGCTGCGTCTGTGACCTTCTATGTCCCCCTTGAAGTAGAGGTTTACCTGTCGGGGTCAGACATGCTCTTTCCGAGACACCGGACGCTCAACTCTCCTAACGAGGCCACGAACTTTGGTGATGCGTATAACGCAGTCGTGAGGCAAGCGTTCGAGAGGCACAACGACATCATTGTCTGCAACGACGATATTGTGTTCACGCCCTACACGTTTCAGACCCTAATGGAAGATGTAGCAACGTTGGCACATCGGAAGCTGGGATGGGTGGCTTGTCGGTCTGACTACGCTCGTGGCGCTCAGAATGTCCGCTATCGTCACGACGGAGATGGGTTCGCCATGAAGCACGCATCAGAAAACCACATTGTCCGGACACCCGTGATTGCCCCCATCTGTGCGTATATACAAAAACCTGCCTGGGTGGACTTCCCGCCTATCAACTGGTTCTCTGACGACATCCAGTGCCACGACATGTCTCAGCAGGGTTTTGAGCACTATATCAGCAGGTCATATATTCACCATGTCGGCAGCCAGACATGCGGTATGGACTACGACAAGTGCATTGAAGACGCAAGACCTTGGGTGATGGAAAACAGACCGGAGTTCTCATCATGGTTCAAGAAAGACTCTTAAATTGGGCGAGGTGGTGTAGAGGGTGGGTTGGCCCTCCCAGGCAGACTCAGGCTGCGTCTGCTGAGGGTAACTACATTCCCGAGGCTGGAGAGGTCTGGGAACGAGATGAGATCGAGATTGAGATTGACGAGTTAGACGCTGAGTTGGTCGAGAAATGTGTAGGAGAGCTTGGCCCGTGGAGCAGAAAAGTCTTGCGGTTTCGCTATGTTGACTTCCCAGATCACCAAACGTATACTATTGCTCAGAGGTTAAGAATCTCTACGGACAGATTGGAAGATGAGCTTAGGGTGTTGCTAAGGAGACTAGAGTGGATGCTCAGAGAACAGAAGAGTGGTACAAGGCAAGGTTAGGCAAGCTAACCGCTTCGAGGTGTGGTGATGCGCTGGCTACAACAAAGACTGGTGAGTCTGCTTACCGCAAGAATCTCAGGCTTCAGCTTCTTGCTGAACGCCTCACGGGTGTTCCTACCGTAATTCCAGAAACCCCTGCAATGCGCTGGGGTACAGAACAGGAACCCGTCGCTAAGATAGCTTTTAGCGAGTTTACGGGGCTTTCCGTTGATGATGTAGGGTTCATAGAGCATCCCCTTATAAAAGGCTTAGGAGCCAGTCCTGATGGCTTTACGAGCGATGGTGGCCTCATAGAGATCAAATGCCCCCAAGGGCCAAAGCATATTGAGAACTTTCTCAGCGAGAGAGTTCCCTCCGACTACAGGCCACAGCTACTCTGCCAGATAGCCTGTACAGGTCGGGAGTTCGTACACTGGGTTTCCTTCCACCCAATGTTCCCCAAAGCATCCCAGATTAAGGTCATTCGGTTCGAGCCGAGCCAAGACGAGATCAGGGAGTTTGAGGAAAAGGTTTACGCCTTTCTGGAAGAGCTTAACGAATGGGAGAAGCGTCTTGGAAATTAAGATCGACACTGACACCGACAACATGGACGAGGTTATGGAGTACATGCAAGGCCCGTTCATGATGGCGGCTATTGAATCATTCCGGCATCACCTCCGTAGTCTGGAGAAGCATGCCGACATGACGGATGACGCTCAGGCGTTGTTTGACAAGGTGCAAGACTTATTTGCACAAGAGTTTGCTGAGTTTTTGAAATAGGAGGCGGTATGTTGACTAAACAAGCGTTGTACACAATTGAGTCGTCCGAAGATTGGAACGGGACGACATACACCCTGAAGGTCGTAGATGACCTAGTGACACTTGAGACCGAAGACAAGGAAGAGTTGTACTTGGGTGATCTTGAGCAAGCACTCGTGGTCATTGGGGAAACTTTGAAAGCACTTAAAGAGGTTAAGCATGGGCATTAAGTACGAAGTGATCGCAAGTTCTGGAACCTACACCAACAAGGCTGGCGAAGAGAAAAAGCGCTGGGTGAAATTGGGTGTGGTTATGGACACCAAAAATGGTATGAGCATCAAGCTGGAGTCTGTGCCTGTTGGCTGGGATGGTTGGGCTATGTTGACCGAGCCAAAACAGAAAGACGCTCCGAAAGCATTTGACGATGACGAGGTGCCATTTTGATCTACGACGTTGAAGCCTTCCTGAAAGCCTGCGGACAGGAGCCTTCGCACAAGACCATCTCTCTCTACCATGATTTAGTGGTAGAGGAGATTGGTGAGCTAGAGGATGCAATGGCTTCCTTTAACGCAGCAGAGACGGAAGCAGAGATCATCCAGGCTAAAGCAGATGCTCTTGATGGAATCTGTGACTCAATCTGGGTGTTGATTGGTCTGGCTCAGATGATGACCCTGCCGTTAGAGCGTGGCTGGGATGAGGTGGCTATTTCTAACCTGCGGAAGATTGATGCTGAACTCGGACGGGTACAGAGAGACGAGAACGGCAAGATTCTGAAGCCTGAAGGCTGGAGGCCGCCAGACATGGTGAGGATTATCAAGAGTGACTATCGACAGGCTGCTGCAATATCTGGATCGGAAGCGACCAATATCAACGAATGACATCGCCCACTATTTCCTTGTTTCTCCAGCCCTGGTTAGACTGAGATGCAACTTACTCTTGAAGACTGGGGACTTGGAGATGTACCAAAAAGGGAAAGTCCATATGTGGAAACGCTCTCGAAAGCTGAGTTCTTAGCCAAGATCAAGCGTGACCACGAATGGAAGATGAATGGACTAGCTAGACACCTACTCGCAATGCCAAAAGCAAAGCGAGTAGTGTGGCTGGAGCAGTTTCAGGAAAAGCAGGGAAAACGACTTACGGACGATCTGAAGTCAGCGCTTTTACGGCTGCACGAAGCTCGGAAATCGTCTCGTCCCGCCTCTTGACTTTCGCTAGAAGACTAGCAGTCACACCCTCTAGCTGGGCGATGTAGCGATCCTTTTCAACGAAGTCCTCACGCATCATGTTGTAGAGGCGCTCTTGCATCTCGATGTTCTTCTGGAAGCTCATTTGTGAACCCTTTTCACGGCCTTGAATTGATGTGCAACCTTATCCAACACCTTATTCTCGAATTCTACGCTATTGTGCAGATGTCTGTGACACACGGCACACAATACTATGCACTTCTGTATCTCCTCCCATAAGCGAGTCCAGGAGTTGTCTGCCGCCAGCTTGTAGACCTTTGTATTGCCTGGGCCTCTCACGACATGGTGGAAGTCTAGTGTGGAAGGATGTTCGTTGTAACCGCAATAAACGCAACTAAGAGTGGACTTGTAAGATGCCCACTTTACCTTGTTGGCTTCTTTGGTCGCCTTGGTTCTCGCCTTGACCGCCTCTTTATTTTTCTCGTAATAGGCTCTAGAAGCCTTCCTTGTACACTCTCGACGCTGCTCTTGGTCTTTATACGGCATTAGAACTCCAAATGATCCCAGCCCATTGTATTCGCTACTGCGTGGGCTAATTCTTCAAACTCTGGGCCATGCTGATCCCAGACCGGACTTTTGTCTTTATAGAGCTTCAGGTGGACTATCTCATGCGCCATCGTCTTGAGGGCAGTATCGAGATGGGCGATTTTCTTGGATGAGAGTCGGATGGTGTGCGGATCAGGAGAGTAGTCCCCATACATGGTGGGGTCTCTCACGATCGCAAAGTTGACATACTGAGAAGCAGGGCAGCGCCAGCTTTTTATGGGAGGCAGTTGGATCAGAAACTCATACATCCCTCGGCAGGCATCTGTTGTCAGGCGCATACCAGACTTATACCTACTCTTTGTTATCGAGAGGTTTCAATCCAAAGATACTTCTAAATGTTCTGGTCTCAACGATGCGAATACCAGTCCAGATGATCGTAAACAGTGCAGCTACGGCAGGGAGAATGTCTGCGAGGGTTCCTACAACCGTCACCACTGAAATAGCATCAAGAGCGTGCTTAGTTGCTTCCGTTGTCATACATCACCTTTTCTGCTTTGCGCCTCTTTACAAGGCCAGGAAGTTTTACACCACGGGCAAAAACCCATTTTAGGAATTCATCGGATGCGGTAGGGTCGCCCCGATTAGCTTTGCGCCTGAGTGTGCTTATCTCTAAGTTCCCTGCGCCACAGTTAAAAGTAAAGTCTGCAATAGCAGCCAGTTGATAAGGCGATTCTACATTAGGACATAGACGAAGGGTAGCCCTAACTGCTTTACGCATGTCCTGCTGAAGCCATTCTTCAGCCGTATGCTCATCAATGTCAGGCCACTTGTCCAGAGGCTCCCAAGGAGTCCTAGAGAGCAGTCTTCCATAACCCTGAGTCGGATACCCTACAGGGTCATGGTAAGCCTTTAGGACAAGCCCCTCGAAGGGTTTGGCGACCTCCGAGGCAAGTTGCAAAATCTCATCCATTTGCTTTTGCGGTATTGGTAGAACCACCTAAGACTGCCTTGGCTGCACGTTGACCAAAGAAAAAACCTAGAACCATAAGCAACACCGCCCAGTCGTTCTCAGTCCACGTTGCGTTAATTGCCTGGACGGTATCTAACTGAGCCTTGGCAATCTCAAAGACACTCCACTTGTAGACCATGTAGAACCCGAAAGCACAGTAGGCAATGGTTGGGCGTACAAGACCATTCACGATGTCCAGAAAGCAGTAGCCATAAAACGCTGGGGTCACGAGCCACTTCCCCCAGTTAGATGCAGCCCACTTGTCCGCAGCGTCAATAAGTTGGACTCCAAAAGAAGCCTGTGGCTTGTGAAGAACCTTAGCCTCCTCGATGTCTGCACGAGCGTTAAGCTCCTCCATCCTCCAGGTGTGTTCAAACTGCATGTGCTTGAGACGCAGTTCCATGAGCGCTAACTCATGCTTTCTGTCGCCCCAGTCACGAAAGACCGTAAGAAGGCTAGGGAGGAGTGGGCCAACAATTCCGGTTAGGAACGACATCAAGAGTGTGAGCATTAGATACCTCTGTTTTGGATTACATGTACTGTGAACCAGATCACGACAGAGCAGGCCAGGATGCCGCCTATCACCGCAGCCACAGTGATGAGCGCCTGCTTGTCTGCTTCTTTCCTTGCAGCTTCTTCCAATTGGATGCGCCTAGCCTCTGCCTCTCGCTTGCGCTTGGCTTGAGCTTGGAATGCTAGCCAGTCATCCCAAAGCCCAGCTCGGCCTTGGTAGATCATCATCTGTTTAAGTTCTTCTTGCTGCTGCTTTAACTGCTCTAGCGCAAAAAACTCTTCTAGGTCTGATCGCTGGTCGTAAGGCTTTTCTTCTACTTTCTTCTGGAGGGAAGACTTCGCATCAAACCACTCTGCCATAGCCTTCCCTGCTTGCATGAGTTCACCACTGTTGCTAATGGCCTCCTTAATAACTGCAAAGGCGGCATTAGCAGCGGCAAGCTCTACCAGCATCAGACAGGCATAGCGGAAGCCCCGCCAATGGTGATCTCAGCGTTAGGATTCTCCCACTGGCAAGTCTCTTCGTTCAGCGTCCACTCTGCTCCAGGCTGGGGAGGAATGAAGGCATCTCGTTGAGCGTCGTAGGTGTAACCCACACCTGCATAGTTTTTGCGGATGCTTGCGTTGTAAGAGGTTTGCTTCCATGTGCCGCCAAAAAGACGCTCACAGAAGGCTGCTCCGATATGCTCTTTCTCTACACCGTTAGCGTCAGAAGTGTCTGTGTTGCCTACAACGATAACCCGTAGGACTACATTGTTCTCGTCAATCTCTGCAAAGTGTGCCAATTTACTCTCCTAAATGAAGCGCAGTTAGTTGTTGCTCATCTCCGACATACCCTACCGGAAATGTGTTAAAAGCAATGCTGACCCTAGACTCTCCCTCTACTGTCTCAACCATGTGAGTCAGAGAAGAAGGGAACAGAACTAGGTCACCGAATCCAACCTCATACCACCAAGACTCAGAGTTCCAATGATTCCAGTCTGTCGGTGGAATCTTGATCTGCTGATACCCGTCTTTGTAAAAGTAAATCTTGTCTTTGGACTTGTCTGCTTTTGGATACAGAACCCCAGAGACAAAGCTGTTTGGATGTGCATGCTTATGATGAAACTGACCAGCATCTGTGTAGTTAGCCCATGACTGTGTAATGCGTAGCTTTACATCATGCTTGGGCTGGTAGACAGACTTAAAGTAATCATCCAAGTGGGCCAACACCTGCTCTTTGAGGTCAGGGAGATCATCTAAGAGCTTAGTGTTAACGCTTGTTTGGTTACCTTGGTTAGGTCGTTTCTCTTGCGACAAAATGGCTTCTAGGTCGTTAATCTCGACTTTGTAGAAGCCAACTGGTGTCGGGAAAAGGTTGTGGATCATTTAACTCCCAACTGTTCTAGTTGCTCTGGTAGCCAGATGGTTTCAATAGAGTCCTCAAATGCTTTGAGTTTCTCCATTGTGTCATCTATCTCCTGTTGAGTAGGCTTTGGTCTAGGGTCATCCCATCGAGTAAAGCCTACGCCACCAGTCCACTCCCACTTAGCACCTGGGCGAAGCAGATGCATAGCAGTGTCAATTCCAACAAGTCGATATATTTTCATTGGTTGATCTTAATAATTACGATACCTGAACCGCCAGCGCCACCGCCATTTGGAGTTCTGTTTGTACCCCCACCGCCACCTCCCGTGTTCGCACCACCAGCGCCGCCTTGGTCTGCGGAAATACTAGCCGTTCCGTTGCCACCAGGATTTAATCCAGAACCTCCAACACCTGCGCCAGTAGTCCCATCTCCAACACCCCCGCCACCTCCACCACCATTCCCACCATCGCCAGCAGTGGCATAGGTATTCATGCTCCCACCGCCACCACCAGCCCAATAGTAAGAAGTGCCTAAAATGGCATTTGCAACACCTATTCCTCCGTCACCAGCAACGAAGTTAGGAGATGTAACCCCTGCGCCACCCACTGCTCCGGCACCGCCACCACCGCCACCTGAAATATTGGGGCCAAGACCACCATTGTTACCTTGAGATGGGCTTACTGAAGGTGTATTGCCAGAACCAGCAGCACCACCAACAGAACCACCACCGCCTGAACCCCCACTAGCGCCAGCACCGCCAGACCCACCGCCTCCACCACCACCGCCAGCAGAAGTAATTGTTGAAAAAGTAGACGAGTTACCAGCCCCACCTTGGGCATTAGATACCCCTGAGCCACCTGCGCCTACAGTGATTGTGTAAGAAGTACCAGCAGTTACAGATAATCCAGTGCCAGCACGATAACCGCCTGCGCCACCACCACCAGCATTGTGAGAACCTCCTGCACCACCCCCCGCAACTACAAGGTAATCCACACTCGTCACACCAACTGGGCAAGTCCAAGTAGTAGATGACTTAAATGTAAATACAGTCTGAGAAGGTACTGTGTATTTAAGGATGACGATACCTGAGCCGCCGTTTTGATCTGTTCCATAATACTGACCCCCTACACCACCTCCACCACCGCCTGTGTTTGCAGTTCCAGCGGTTCCTGCGTTAGTAGAAGAGCCGCCAGCCCCTCCGCCACCAACACCGCCCGATCCAGCAGTCCCGTTAAAAGAGCCGCCTCCACCGCCACCAGCATAAGTAACGGACGAACCTGAAATGCTTGATGCGGTTCCGGCACCGCCAGCGCCAGCCGTGGTTGAATTATTTCCATTTACACCAACCGCTGAAGCCCCACCTCCTCCGCCAGCGTTGCCCGGAGATGGGGAAGCCCCCGTCCCTCCATTACTTCCCTGTGAAGGGCTAACAGATGGAGTGTTACCTGATCCAATATTTGATGAGTATGTTGCACCTCCGCCAGACCCGCCGCTCATTGCCCTATAAGGCGCACCAC